AATTTGCGATTTGGGTTTAGAAAAAGAGAGGTGATCTGGCACTTTGGTGATCAGCTAGGAATACCAATGGTTTTAGAGCAATGGATATTATGTGTAGTATCCTATATAATCGTTTAAATAGGGGCTAGGGCTGTACTTCAAATCTGAATTTTGCATTTAAAATTCTGGAAACAGTATAGGGGTGATGATATACAAAACCATGCCCAAAAAAAGAAAAATCAATACAATCACTAAAAGTGTTAATGACATACCTTATCCAAAATATAGGGTTGAATGGATTGATTGTGTTAGTGATAGCGCATGGGCTGACGAAAAAGAGTTTACAAAGATGAAACTAGCAACGCCTGTTAATGAAGGTTGGATTTTCTCTAAAGATAAAACATCAATTAAAATGTTTGCAAGTTACGATAAAGAAGATGACGGCTCAATTACCTTCGGTGATCGTACCATGATACCTAGATCATGGGTTAAGAAGATGATTAAAATTAATTAAGTTTTTTTATTCTTGGAAGTCTTTTTTTCTCTACGTTTTTCTTTACATCATCAACGCTGACATTTTCTAAAATCGGTGAGTATTCATCTATAATTTTTTTCAATTCTTCTTCCATTTCTGCTTTGGACATATCATCTAATTTTCCCGTTCTGATAATCTTCTGCTCAACGTATAAGCCTGCGGCCTTGCCTCTTGCTACTTCTGCATTACTAGCGGCCGAGAAAGCACCTTTTTTCAATGCTTGTTCTCTTATTTTTGCTAGTTCTGATATGTGTTTTTCATAAGTGACTTCATACTTCTTTTGATATTCTTCTCTTAACTCACCTATGTATTGAACAACTAACGGATACAACTTAGGGTTTTGTAATTCGTATGCCGTTTGCCTTGCCCTGTCTTTTTCGTATCCCGCTTCGATAGCGCACTCGTAGCCGTACTTTCTGCCTTCGTTAGATACTAACAAATTAGCAAACTTTCTTTGCATTTCGGTTAATCTTTTTGGAACTCCCATAGTTGACATTTACGTTAAATAACTTTAAAAGTCAATAACATGATAAATGCGAAAGAATTAGCTAGACAATTAGATCGTTTTTTAAAATCACCAACTTGTCAAGACGCTAGAGTAGTAGTAAAACTTCCGCAAGGTGAATTTCACTCGCCAGATGGCCAATTTGATATTCTCTCAATAAGTTTATTTGAAAATAATATTATTGGCGCGAGAGAAAGTCATAGATTAGTTATTGAGTTATCAACTCAACAATCATGGCAAATGGGCAAAGTTAAAAAGAAACTTTAATTTTGGTTAATTACCTCATATTCTAACCAACCGTTGCCTTCATCAACACCTTTTATAAAAGCGTCTAACTCACTTTCGGTATTAAATTTATATTTTACTTTAGTATAATCTTTTATAGGTTTCTCTATTCCTCTTACTGCCTCTGTTCCCCATATGATAGTTACTTCATGTTTTTTAGTCATGTTATCCTTTCTTTATTTTTGAATTTGGCGCATTAAACTTATGTTTATGTTTCTCAACTATCGAAACAGATACACCAATTATTTTATGTCTTTTGCTTCGTTTCTCATTCTTTGCTGAATGGTATCTATTAACCCACATATTTTGTGGCACAGTCGACCATCTCAACCTTCTTTTTTCTGTGTCCTTCTCAATAGATTTTTTTAACTCAAGACCTTTTTTTCTTCTCTTAGCATTTTTTAATCGTTGCTTGTTTCTGTATTCTTCGTCCGTCCAATACAAAACAGTTGCTTGAGATATTTTAAAATGCTTTGCCAGATCCTCTAAGGTCTTGCCTTGACCTCTAAGGACGTTCATTTCTTCAATGTCCTTAGAAGTCAGTTTATATCTCTTATCAATAGAGATTAGCTTATCTTGGATCTTCCCATTTATATTCATCAAATATCTCTACTAATGGTGATCCGCTCATATCAAAATCGGCTTTGTGTCCGTATTTAAAAAATATTTTATGAGCCATTTTAGCTAAATGTTTTCTAACTCTAAACATTTTACCTAAAGTGTATTCATCACCGATTTGTTCTAACTCTGTTCTTACGTGCTTGTTTTCAGTGTCCAATGCTTCGGCAATGGCATTCATTAAAATTTCTCTAGCCATTTGTCCTTCAGTGTAACCTTCAAACTTTTTTTGTTCATATGTCATATTATTACCTTTCTGTTTATTTTTATTATTAAGTTTAATTAACATATATCCCACATTATCCTATAATAAATACTTTGTCAAATAAAAAGTTTCACGTGAAACATTTTTTTTTATACCTATGGTTGTGTAGTAAATTGCAACCTGTAATCGTATTCTTAGACTGCATACAATCACAAGTTGCATTGCAAATTATAATCATTCTAATCTATAAATGTTTTATCTACCCTCGTGTTGAGGAAACATAAAAAACCATTTAACCGTGAACGTGGTTGCTATTGCAGCACCTACCCAAAAGTCAAAGTGAATTGCTAACACCACACCTAAAAAAATCATCATGAAGTGTAATGCGAAATATATTGCTTTTAACATTTTATTTTATCCTTTCTTTTTAGTTTATAGGACTATCCCATATGGGATAGCCCTTGTCAAGTTTAATTATACATGATTTATTTTAAAAGTTGGAATTTGATTGTCCCATCTTTTTAAAGTCTCTTTTTTCTCCCACATACTTTCCAAAACTTCATTTAATTGATCATTGTAAATGTCTTTTTTTGTGTCCACAATTCGACCCCTAACATTTTTAATTTCAATGTCGTATAAATCGCAACCATTTAAAATAATTCTAACAGTTGCATATTTATATTTTGAAGTATTACTAATATTAAATTGCAATCCATAAAGCCCTTTTTCATTTTCAAAAGCTCCAAAATTTCTGGATGCTGAACACATTAAAATTGTAGGGTGTATTTGTGATTTAATTGTTTTTGCTAAATTTAGCATTTCATTATTTGTTATTTTCATTTTATTTCATCCTTTCTTTTTAGTTTATAGGACTATCCCATATGGGATAGCCCTTGTCAAGTTAATTACCATAATTTTTTAGAGCCTTTAAGATCATGAGCCTTTCTTAAATCGGATCTTGTAGCCTCTTTTTTACTTAATTCTTTTTTAATTTCTTTAAGTAATTTTCTACCTTCTTTTGTCAAATTTGTATCAGTAAAAAATTCTTCTAGCATATAGTCGTCCATGTATTCGGAAAATATACATAATAAATTATTTGCTTTTTTCTCTATGTTCATTTGTTTTTATCCTTTCTTTTTAGTTTATAGGACTATCCCATATGGGATAGCCCTTTGTCAAGTGTTATTT